GGAGCTGCTTAAAAAATACGGACTGACACAGACTGGCTTTGCACAGTATTTTAACGTCCCCCTGCGCACCGTGCAGGGCTGGTGCCTCGGTGAGCGCGCATGCCCAGCGTATGTGATCGCGATGGCCGCGGAGATCTTGAGCAAAAACGTGTAACAGTAAATTTTGAAAATCCGAAAAATAAAAGCCCGTGGATCACTCCACGGGCTTTTACTCTGTATGCTGCCTTCCGGCGACGCGGCGGGCAATTGTGATGATGTGCGGCAGGCGGCGGGAGATGGTTTTGCGGTCGACGCCGATCTCGGCGGCTGCGTCCATCTGCGGGAGCCTGCGCACGATATAGAGCTTCACGATCTGCTGATCGATCTGATCCAGTATGCCCTCGTCAGTGATGTGCTCCCAGTCGCTGCGCGTGAGGTGTTCCAGCTCCTTCGGCAGAGCCAGCCGCGCAGTTATGCTTCGTCACTCCCTTCCAGCCGCCGCATGTCGGCGGCAGCTTACTTATCAAATACGCCTGTGCGGTCAAGGATGACCAGCATCCGGACGTTATCCTCGGCAAGGTCGAGCAGCAGCTCTTCGCCCTCGCCGCCCTTGCCCTTGAGCAGGCCCTTTCCCACCAGCTTGTCCAGCGTCTCGCGGTACGTCTTGTTCGTGACGTCTTTCAGCTTTTCGTATCTCACTTCTTCCGCTTCCTCCAGCAGATTCTTAAATTTTTTCCATGCGCCCTCGTCGATCATCGGCGCAGGGCATTTTTTGAGGCTCACATCGTAGTGGCGCACGACGTACTTAACGTTCGGCAGCTGATTTTTGAGCTGCGCATACAGCTCCGCCGCGTGCCGCTGCGTCTCGACGGGGATGTAATACCGCCCGGCGGCGTCGGTGTGGCTGACCATCTCGATCGATACCGAGTTGTAGTTGTTGACGAGCTTGCCATATGGGCCTTTGTTCCCGTCTCCGACGGACCAGGCGACGGTATCGAGCGGCACGCACTCGTAGGCTACATTGCCCTCGTCGACGACGTAGTGGGCCGAGGCCTTTCGTCCCTCGCTTCCGCCCTCAAAATAGCGGGCGTTGCCCTTGGCCGTCGCCATCTGGCCGGTATTGGCCGTGTAGTGCATGACAATGGCGGTGATGGCGGAGAGCTTGCGCTTTCCGCCGTGCCACTTTGCCCGGATGGATCTATCGATCTCCATCATTCTTCCTTGACCTCCGGCAGGCCTGCGACGCTCGTCAGCAGGGACAGGATGCCCGCCAGCGCAGAAGCTGAGGCGACGGCGATCCAGTTTACTTCGGACAGGATCGCGCTCGTGCCGATGGTTGCGACTGCCGTCTGGGCGACTGTCTTAATCGCGCGGATACCCGCGGCTTTCCACCATTTTGCGTTCATATGTAGTCTCCTTTCAGGTTTTACGCCTCCCGGCGAAGATTATAAGATTTTGCCCAGCACCCAGCCGACAATACCGGTGACGAGTGCCGTCACGGCGATTTTGACCAGCGTGTCCCAGTGCTTGCCCGGTCGCGCGGTCAGTGTGTCCACGCTCTGCTGCATGCCGTCGATCTTCTCGTCCATCGTTTTCATGTGCTCGGCCATGACAGCCACGCTGGACGCGAGCTTGCTGACGGCGTCATTTTTCTTCTCGAGATCCTTGATTCGTCCGGTGTTCCGGTCGACGCAGCCGCGGATCTCCGCGACTGCAATGCTCAAATCCTGCAAGTCCATGTTTATCTCCCTTCTGCGTTATCAGATCGGCACAAAGGCCGCGTCTGTCCAGTCGGCCTTTTTCCCGGCCGCGCCCATCCAGACCTTGATCTCGCCGTTGTGCGTGTAGTACGCGTTCTGGATGAGGGGCATGCCGGAGGCCCACACGATTGGGTTGTCCGCCGTGCCGGCTTTCACGGCCTGCTCAACGTACTCCTGCCGGACGAGGATCTTGTTTACGTAGATGTTGCGCCAGTCGTAGCCCAGCTTGTCCGATTGCGTCACGTCCTCCGTGATGCCGCCCGCCTCCTGCACCAGTTTGCCGTTCTTGATGGCGGTTTTGATCTGCGTAAGCTTAGTTTCCGTCATAGGTAGCCTCCAATTCCGCCAGAATATCACTGGCCGTTTTCTTGCCCATCTTGCAGGTGCAAGTGCCGTCGCGGTTGTCTGTGATCGGCCCGGCCACGCAGTAGCCGGAGCAGTCGTTCTCCCGCATGGTCTGCTCCGTGCCATCCTCGTCCGGCTGCTTCTCTGCGACCGACCAGACCAGTCCGTCGGTAAACAGCTGCGCGGCCTCCGCATACGTCATCTGCAGCGTGACGGTCTTTGAAGCCCTGCCGTCCCAGTCGCGGTCGATCTCCTTGCCGGTGATAGATGCCTGATATTCCATATTGCCTGCTTTCAGATACAGCATTCTGTCTTCTCCCCTTTCCTTTTTCGTCAGAAGCACC